CGTCGATGCTATTGCCGAAGACCTACGTATGGCAATTTCAAGATTATCGAGACTATGCGATGATATTGGTGTTCCTCAGTATTGGAACGGGATTAATTGGACCATAAGGCTTAAAGAAACCTTAAGGAGAACCAATACAGATATTGAAAAATTTATTAATCAAATTTAAGTAAAGATGAAAAAAATTAATTTGGAGACACAAATTCTTGCGGCCTTTCATGAAGGGCTTAATAAGGGTCTGAATTGGCTTACCAATGAAGACATTGGCATAATGATTTGGGGTAATGGGTACATACCTCAAACTGCTCACATCTTTAATAAGATGATTAAAGAAAGAATGTGGAAGGTTAGAGAACTTGCAGAGCAGGAGGGGACACTCATTATACCGATGAGAAAGAGAATTCCTAATAGCACCAGGGGTTTTAAAATTACAGCGTGGAAAATTGCGACTATTGATGATAGAAAATACATTGAAGATGAGTTGATGTACAAGTTGCATAATGGAGATTCACGAAAAAAATCAACAATTAGATTTGTTAAAACTGCTGTTGCAAGTAGTATGTTGCCGCCTGTTAAGTTGCATGAATTAACGGAATAATCATGGCAAAAGACCCTGCCGTCTTATTTTATACACAAGACTTTTTAACTGGATGTACTGATCTCACTTTTGAAGAAAGGGGTCAGTACATTACTTTGCTTTGCCTTCAGCATCAGAAAGGGCATTTAAGTGAAAAAACCATTAGGTTAACCTTAGGTTCCGTTTCGGTTGATGTGATGAGTAAGTTTTTGAAGGATGAACAGGGGTGTTATTATAATGAGCGAATGGAAGATGAAATAAATAAGCGGCAGCATTTCCTTGATACACGGTACTTTAACGGGAAAAAAGGGGGACGACCTGCAAAACCTAATAAGAAACCTAATAAGAAACCTACAGAAAACCTAAGTGATAATGATAATGAAATTGGTAATGATATTATAGAAAAAGGGGGTATGGGGGAAAAAGAAATAAATATACCCTTTGACTATTTTTGGAGCATGTATGATAAAAAAATTGATAGGGCAAAGTGTGAAAAAAAATGGCAGCGGCTTACGGATGAAGAACGGGAAGAGTGTATGTATTATCTTCCTGCTTATATAAAAGCAACGCCCGACATAAAATTTCGGCGCAATCCTGAAACATATTTGAATAACAAGTCATGGCAAAACGAAATAGTAGAACATGGAGCCGATAAAAAAAATAGTGGTGCGACAGATGCAGAACTTATCGAACTCTTCGCTACAAAGTACGGAGTTAAGCCCTGAAAAAACAGAGATAAGTTTATATAACGATACCTTGGCCGGGCCAAAGGATATTATTGACGCTTCAGTCAGAGTAAAAAAAGCATTCCCCGCACTGCCAAAGAGTTTTTATGATACATTTGATGATAGGATTAGAGACAAAGGATTCACGGTGCAGAGGCTTAAAGATGCTGTAAATTATGTAATAGATAATTGTCAATATCCTACTCCAACAATAGCCAATTTTATCAGCTATGACCGGACAGTCAAATTTAAAACCTATGATGAGATGTGCAAAGAAGCATTAACCAGTGATAGCATTTGGCGGGAGTGGTTAGCAGTTAAATACCCTGACATGCCTAAAACAGTGTGGATACATGCAAATGACGTTCAGAAATACAATCTTCAGAAGTACGTTATAGCAAATGGATGAACTTAAACAATGGGTAACAAACGAGATGCAGCCTGAAGTGTGGTTAAGGGTAAATGCTTATCAGTTGGGCGCAATTAAAACGATGATTGCGGAGCAGTACGGCTGGCCGGTCTTCAGCCTGAACTTCAACAAGGAGGGAAATAAAGTACAAAAGACGATTATATGATAGGGATGCGAGTAAAATACAATAGTGAGATGACCGGCACGGTTATAAATGAGAATTCTACTCATGCAGTAATAAAATTTGACACTGGAAGTATTTTTTGTGTTGGTAAGGCTGGATTAATTGAGAAATGTATGGATGATATGAGCAAGGATAATTTAGAAAAGTGGATAGATACCATTGCTGTAAAGTTGAGAAGCGAAGGGATAACGAAGGAAAAATACAACAAAGAAACTGCCATTAAAATATTAGACCAATGTGTCGGAGGCGGCAGGATGATTAGTATTTTCGAGTTGAATGAATCCGAGGTTATAGCACAACTAAAAAGCGAACAGGGTAAATTATTTTGATATGATACGCAACTTTACATTAAAGGAAAAAATCAACTACCTACGCACAAAGGGAACCTTGACATTTGTTGACGGGCAGTGGGTGTTCAGGGGTGATCCGATGTTAAATGGACTTCGTGAAATGTCTGACAAATCACGGATAAAACTTGTAGAGACTATTTTTGATTTGTATCTTGGTATAACAATAGAATGAGATGAAAACCGAAACACGAAAAGTTTACCAGTGTGACCATTGCGGAAAGTGGATGTTATCTGCCGGGGCAATGGGTTATCATGAAAAATGGTGCAAAAAGAATCCAAAGAACAGGCATAAATGTTTTGAGCTTTGTCGTCACTTGAAAAGAACTCTCAATATGTACACAAGAGGAATTGAGTTTGAGTGTTTAAAAACAGGTGCAAAGATGTATTCATTTCAACTTGAAAAACGGAACTATTACGCATACCGACAGAATCCTCAGAACATGGAACGGATGCCATTAGAGTGTAATAAGTTTGACGAGATGACGTTTGAAGAGCAGGAGAAACGTTTTAATTATTCTGATGATGGATTTGGATTATGAAGAAAAAGAAGTCACTCAGTAAGCTCAAAGAAGAAGTGTGGAGCCTGTTTTCAGCCCGTTTAAAAGAACGTTATGCTGACGACGAGGGAAATGTCAGGTGTTTCACTTGCGGGGCCGTAATGAAGTTAAACACTACAAATTGTCAAGGAGGGCATTATCTTTCACGGGGTGCGTATCCTGGATTAATGTTTCATCCGGATAATAGTAGAGTTCAGTGTTACCGTTGTAATTGCCATCTTCACGGCAACACGGTTGAATTTCGGATAAGATTGATTGAAGAAATAGGACTTGAAAGAGTTGAAGCTTTGGAAGCACAGAGACACGTTCAAGTCAAACTTACACGGTCAGACTATGAAAAAATGATAGAAGAATTAAAAAATAATTCAAATACATGACAAATGTTCTTTTTCCGTATATAAAAAATAGTTTAAAAAAGACTATGATGACTTCCGAAGAGTATTACAACCAGCCAGACGATCTTGAAGCCCCTGGTTGTGCGTGTTGGCTTGTGGCCTTTGTTGCGGCTTCGATATTTTGGGTGGCTATTTACTTAATATTTGTGAGATGACAAAGACAGAACAAAAGGCGGAGATGACGAAGGAGGAGTTTGCAAAAACAGATAAACCCCAAATTGCATATAGCGAGTGTTATGTGCAGCCTTTTTTTACTTTTTACAATGCCGACAATATGGCTATAATGAAAACCTTTAAAGACAAAGAGTTTGATTTAGCTATTGTTGACCCGCCTTATGGGATTGGTGCAGGAAGCTCAAAGTTTATAAATAGATATACAGCGAATAAAAGAGCCGCTAAATTTTATAAAGAAAATGACTGGGATATATTACCAAAAAGTGAATATTGGCAGGAATTGAAAAGGGTTTGTAAAAATTACATTGTGTGGGGTGGAAATTACTTTACTGAATATTTAGAACCCGCAAGATGCTTTATAGTGTGGGATAAAAAAACAGGTGCAAACTCTTATGCAGATTGTGAGCTTGCACTTACAAATATTGACGGAAACTCAAAAATAGTTACTAAATTTTGGTTAGGGGCGAACGCAGAAGATAATGACGGCAGAATACACCCGACGCAAAAACCGATTTATGTTTATGAATTTTTACTAAAAGAATATGCAAAAGATGGATTTAAAATACTTGACACCCACTTAGGGAGCGGTTCAATTGCAATAGCAATAGACAAAGCAAACACCTTAGATAAAAAGAACCTTACATTTGTCGGCATTGAACTTGACCCAGACTATTTTCGAGCGGCAGTAGAACGATTCAAGAACCACAAACGGCAATGCGTGCTTTTTTAAGGTTGCACATAACGTTTGGCAATATGGCAAGTGGCTGATTACGGGCTACAAACCTATCAAGTTGCACCACCGTTTGAGCGAACTAAGAACTTTGAATAACCACAGAAACAGCCATTTGCTATATTGCGTGTTAGCAACTGGCGGACTTTAACCGATAACGCTGATTAAATGCAATCATATATGGGTGTTGATTTCTGTAAATGCGCTTTGCCATATTTTGGCTACTGCCGATATACAATAAATGAGGAATACCAAAACGTCCGAGCGAATTACTTGCCCATATTGCATATACTCCAGACTCACGGGCAACACCAAACGGGCTAATTTCAAAATCATTAAGTGAAACATTTATTGCCATGATTATAAAGATAAAGCCCCCATAAAAGAGTACCGCCGGGTGTCCAACAAGCTGCCATGCTTATTTCCGGCGGTGTTCTCCTCTATGAGGGCGTTAATAAATTTTGAATTTGTACGCATGGCATATATATTGGACACACAAATATAATCAATTACTTTTTACATTTCCGCTTTTTGGGAACTTTTTTTTCTGTCACGGGTTTAATTATCCCGGCCAGTAAATTGAATAGTTCTTCAGGGGTTAAGTCTTTCATATTGCTCTATTGCTTTAAAAATCTGTAATGCCACCTGCGGCACGATGGCGTTACCCATCGCTTTTATACTTTCGTTTCTCCACTTTGGAAAGGTGATACCAACCAGGTTATCGGGTAGCCCATCATCTCCTCCACAAAGAGGGGAGACAGTTGGGAAGTTTTGCCAGTTTGGGCGAAAGCATCGGGCAAACTGTTTGTCTCGTTCCGTCCCGATTCCTCCAATGCTTCTGTTGATCTCGCCCCTTTCCAGTCCCTTGTTGCAGGTGTCGGCAATAATTTGGCTATCACATCCTCTAAATTGCCCTTTCCACTGTCCCTGATTGAGTTGTCCCGTGCCGCTGTTTCCCTCGGTGTCGGGAGAAGACCCACCATTCTCCCTAAGTTCAGACTGTGACTGTTCTGCCCGTCTTTCGTCTTTCTCCTCCCCGTTTCCGTTAGTTCGCAGTCTGATATTGGTTCTTGTGTCGATGGTGTTGGAAGAAGACCCATTGTCCCCATATTGGTTAAATTGTTCTGAATGTTGTGACCCGCCTCCCTGCTTTTTAATGTTAATCCCCTGCTCATATTGTCTATTACCTTCTCGTGGTTGTCCGTTTCTACTGTACAGGGAGTGGGCAATAAACCAGACCCTGTCCCTTCGGTGGGGAGCGTCGACGGCACAAGCTGGAAGTATAAACGGGATGACCTCGTACCCCTCAGCTTCCAAGTCAGCTTGCACCTCCTCGAATACCAACCCTTTTGACCAATTAATAAGGCCGGGAACGTTTTCGCCCACAACCCAGTCCGGTTGAATCTCCCGTATTGCTCTAAGCATCTCCGGCCAGAGGTGTCTCTCATCCTCCGTGCCTTTTCGCTTTCCTGCCATTGAAAAGGGTTGGCACAGCTACGGGAACCCACCGGTAAGGACAATGTCCCCGTTTCTCCAGTGGGTTCCAAATCGTTTTGTAAGTTCAATGTCAATTGTGTCATAAGTCAATGTATGTACATCTTTATGGTGATAGGCATCAGGCCAATAATACTCAAGAACCCTATTGCCAAATTCATTTATCTCACAGGATACGATGTTAGTCCACCCCATCCATTCTGAAGCAAGTTCAAATCCTCCTATACCCGAAAAAAGGCTAATGTGTAACACGCACCCTCCCTCTCGTATATTGATTGTTATGTGGTGAATACTTACGAGTATGTTCTGCCTTCGGCCAGCATTCAAGGTTCTCTATCCTATTGTCCGTTCTATTTAGGTTTATATGATGAATATCCCATCCATCAGGAATAGAACCTTTTTCCTTTTCCCAGACATATCGGTGCATAAGACATCTGTCATCAGTTGTTAGCGAATAGTAGCCTGTATTCCGTAGAGTAAACTTTTTACCATCATAATACTGGTAAGGGTTAAAATTAATACCACGCAACACAAATCCCCTTCGCCTAAAAGCCTTATAAATACACTGCCTGGTTACGCCCAATTCATTCGCCACCTGCTGAAGCGATAGGCCGTCCAGATACATTGCATAAGCATTGTCGTAAACAGGATTTCTTTTTTGTCCCATGTGTCAAAGATAATAGATATAATTGACATCTGCAAACCCTAACATATTCTGCCATCCCATCCATTCGGCGGCAAGATCAAAGCCTCCGATTCCACTGAACAAAGAACCGTGATTCATAGCTTACTTAAAAATCTCTGATACTCATCTTCAATCGCTAAAATTACCCGGTCAGAAGTGGCCTTATCTTTATACAGTACCTGGATTACTTCACCGTAAATGAAGGGTAGCTGATTGCGCACATATTCCTCAAATGACTTTTGAGACATCCTGCCAAAAGCTATTGACTGGTATTCAATAAACTTTGTACCGTCCTTAAATTCAAAGATGATTTTGTATTCACCTTTCAGATGTTTCAAAAACTGATAGAATCGGTCTTTCGGAATTGTCTCTTTAAACGTTTTTGGGAGCCAGTCGTAGATATAGCCAATCAATGAAAAGTAAGCCCGGTGAAAATTCAGGTCCCGTGCGCTCACTTCCTGAAACGTCAGAACCTCCCCGGAGTGACAGTTATCTAACAGCGAATAAGCAGCCTCATTTACCGGAAGATAACCACCACCCACAGGGGTAAGTTCAATTAATTTCGTGTAGTCAGTGTCTTTCACTTCACCGTTCCCTCACCTTCAAACAACTCATACCGGCTGCGCTTTTCTTTCAACTCTTTCATTGACTTGAAAAAGTACGTAGCCCGGAGGCGGGGGATAGTCAGCATGACCTTCCCACTGGTATCTCCGCATTTGGCTGTCTGCCGGATCTATTGTTAGTCATCATTATAGCACAATTCATATCTTGACCTGAATTATTATAGATTCAGATAAACGTTGCTAATTTCTTCCTTACGCAATCCGAGATAACGCCTGGTCAGTGATAAATTCGAAT